CTGATCGCTCCCGCAGCCACATTTCCCGATATGCCGGCCACCAGCGCGCTTATCTGAATATCCACTGTTCCGGAATCGCTGATTTCCTCGTCGGAAACCGATTCAAACTGAAAGCTTGCCGTGCCGGCCGTTGTTTCTGTTTGAAAAACTGTGCCTGAAGGGATTTTTGTTCCAGCGGTCCCTGTCACCGTAACCGTTCCGGCCGCCGGTACCGCTTCTTTTCTGGCCAAGCCTCTTTCCTGCGCATGTAAGTCAAGCCATTGGCCATAGCTCCATTGCGGAAATATGATTTTGATTGTTTCCTGCAGTGAATAGCCGACCATCTCCGCTTTCTCAATCGCCGTCGGCCTTGTAAAATCCCATGCGAATCCGCCTTCCGTTTTGTCCAGATCGTCAGGCAGATTGCCGAGCATGCCCTGATGAATTTCGTCTGTTGTTTGGTTCTGCAAAAAATCCGGTAACGTAAAGTCTGCCATACTTTTGCCTCCTTAAGAATAGGCGGCGGAAAGAACCGCCGTCGCGCCGTCGGCCGCGGTAACAGCGCATGTTACCTGCACATTGTCCTCGCCCCAGCTGAAAGAGAAGCTGTCGACCGACTGCGTACGGCCCGCCGGATCCGCAAGTAACGCATCCGTTATTGTAGAAATGATTTGTGCTTCCGCATCGCTGCTTTCCATCGAACAAATATCCGAGGGTATTTCAACGCCCATTTGGTCGCTGTAAGCCATACAGTTATATCTCTGCGTTGAAATCATCTTGATACACCATTGCACCCAGACGTTATAACCGTCTGTTTCCTGTAAACGCCCGGCAGCCGTTGTAAAATCGCCTTTTTCAAAGTCAAAGTCTATTCCGGAATTGAAATCCGCGGATTCCGTCCCATTTTCATTCTCAATATTCGAAGGAACGTCAAAAGTGGGAAACAAATCGGGCATTTCATATCACCTCGTCCGCCTGTATGATGATGTCAATTACAACCGGGTCATTTCCGACCCAGGCCACAAGTACGCGGTCGCCGGGTTTGACCGCCCGCATGGTATCCGGGCGCAGGATGTCATGGATGTGCGATCCTTCGGTCGACAAATGGGAATGTGTACCGTCTCCGCTGGAATGACCCGCGTGTGTTCCGCTCAGACCGTGGGGATGCTGTCCCTGATCCGCTTTTGTTTGCGTAAAGATATCTTCCTTATGAGCCGCACAGCGGCAAATTAAATAATCGCCCGACGGAATGGGCAGGTCAAACCGATTTGTCTTCAGGCTTCCGTCCTGCTGAATTTCTCCAAAATCGAGCCATACGGGCGATTGCGCGCCGGTATCGCTGACTTTTTTATGTATCACATTTGCCAATTTGCTGACCCCGTTATAGCTGCTCAATTTACCACCTACTTTTTACCTGCTTTGACCGGAACCGCCGCAGGCGATGCACTTTTGATCTGCAAGGTCATTGTTTGTGTTTTTGGGCTGTGGGTAACCCCCAGAACATAAAAATATCCGTCCAAACTGCCGACACTCACCTTGATTTTATCGCCTTTTCGGATAAACGGAATATCGATTGTATCGATCGTCCGGTCTTCGCTTAAATTGCCATGCTCCTGCAAAGTCTTTTTTGCCTCCGTTTCTGCGGCGGCAAGCGTTGTATCTCCGTCCCGGTTTGTTATACTTTGAAGAACACCAAATTCCGTACGGCCTTCAAAGATTACCTCAACGGGTATCCTGCCTTCGCTGTCCTCTTTTCCACCCACCACAACCTTTGTAATCAGGTCATCCATTGAAAGTTTGTTCTGGGTTGCGGTGCAATTGTCGGCATTAAATTCGCAAACAGTAGAGTTGGAGCCTTGTACGGCTATTGTAAGAACCCCTTTCTGGGAGGTCACGACATAGTCCTCGTCCAATTTGCTTTGCGCGTCGTCAAGAATTGTTTTGAGCGCGTCGCTCAATGTTGTCGCGGGCATCATCTGCTTGGAGTGTGCAATGCTTTTGTACTGGTAGGAAAGTGGAACATTCCACTTTTTTGCGATCGCGGATATAATGCTCTCGGTTTTTGTGTCCTTTGAGAAATACAGATTATCCTGAGACTTATCCAGAAAAATCAGATTATCATAAGCTGTAAATTCAAAACTCTTGTCCGAGCTTGTCGGTCTGTCGTTCCAATCCCAGACGAATCCCCGAAAAACCTCGGTAAATCCGGCGCCCCAGTCCGCGTAATAAAAGAGGGAACAGCCGGGCTTTATCATATCGCTCAGATTTCCGGAACCGCATTTGATATTCGCAACCGTAACATCGGCGTGCTGGGCAATTTCCCCGTCGTCATCCTCAAGGGAAATATCGGTGATCGCACCGGTAATGTCCGCCAATGTGCCGGTGCCTTGAAGAACTTTGACCTTATACTTGAATTTCTCCGGTGTTATAATCATCCTTTGCCCTCCTCAGGGAATAATCAGGGTTTGTCCCGGATAGATTGGACTACCGGCCCCGATTTTATTGGCAGTGCAGATTTCCGTATAGCGCGCGCCGGACCCAAGACAGTTCTCGGCGATTTTCCAGAGGCTGTCGCCTTTTTTCACCGTATACGTCGTCGTCTTTTTTGATACCCTGACAGGCGCCTTGGATTTACTTTTCTTTGCGGCCGTGCTCGCTGAAGAAGCGCTTGCTGAATCTGTAACAACCTGAATGGTTTTACGCTGAACAAATTGAATTGAGTAATTCCACCCGTAGGAGGCTTTCAGCGTTACGTCAAACTCGTTGATATAAACAGGCATATTTATGGGTGAATTTGTCGCGACAAGCTGAAGCGGCGTACCCTGCGCTTTGAATTTATCAAACAACTTGACTAAATTATCCGGTTGCTGCCATGTACCCTGTATATACGGCTCATCCCGGATGTTTTTTCCCGGAAAGATCGCTTCCCATGAGACTGTAGTCAATGCGGTGCCTTTTGGAAGCTTTATTTCGCCGACGTCCAAAATGTCGTATGTCAGGAAATTCGACGAAGCCACAAAACTGATTTCATCCGGAAGCATGGGAAATATCGTCTTTTGACTGTTCGTGGTATCTGTAACATAAATCGTCATTTATCACGCCGTCCTGTTCACAAAAGCTTTTTCCAGTTTGGGCGCCAGCTTGAGGGAGATGATATTGACAATTTCATCCGCGTGGCTTTCTATTTGCTTGACAATATCCTTGGCGTTATCTCCGCCACTGATATGAAAATGAAAGCTATTACCTGCAAGAGAAACCTGAACCGGACCGTCGTCTGATCTGCTGCTTGCGGAAGATTTACTATGCAACGGCGTAACATTGCCGACAATACCACCGCCGGCGTATTGTTCCGCACCCATAAGTCGTCCGGCTTCTTTCCAAAGGCTCAGGCCGCTGCTTCTTCTTTTTGTGGAAAGCGGAATAATTGCTTCCGGTCCATCCTCAGCGACTAGGCCGAGATGTGGATGATTAAAGAGGCCACCGGATGCGTGCTTTGAAATTTTGTTGCCAAATGTTTTTCGGATATATTCGTTTATTTCCTGTGCATGCTTTTTACTATATTCAACCCATCTCTTTTTCAGATTGTGAGCTTTATCATAACGCAATTCTCTACTAAATTCTTTTGTAAACGGAAGTTCTCCTGGATTGGAGTGGCCGCCAGTTGCGTGCTTTGAAGATTTGTCTCCAAATGTTTTTCGCTCATAATCTGTAATATTCTGGACAATTTTTTTATTGTATTCAACCCATCTCTTTATCTGATTATGAGCTTTATCATAACGCAATTCGGCAGAATATTCTTTTGATGACGGAAGTCTTAATGATGGAAGTTTTGGTGATGTTTGATTTGATTGTGCAGGCTGAGTTTTACCAAGAATTAATTCGTTAATTATTGATTGAGTTTCATCACTAAAGGCCCAGTCATATATGCCATCCCCAAGCTTTTTGCCTAATCCTGATCCTGCTAATGATAATAGTTCAATTCCATAAGGTCCTTCAGGTACCCCCAAAATGCTCCCAATAACCCCCCCTAAAAAGCTGTATGCATCTTCATCAGCAGCTCTATAATCACCATTTGCGAGATCGCTACCAACTTTAACAACCGATAGTCCCCATGCAGATTTTTCAGCAACTTCCCCTAGATTGCCTATCGAATCTTTAATGTTGCCACATGTTTCAAGAAAAGTTTTTCCAAGATCAAAACCAACCGATTTAAAATTGTTAAAGAACCCCCAGACCGCTTTCTTTACCGCGTCCCATTCTTTTTTCGATCTGGCCTCTGCTTTCAATTGAAACTCTGCCAATTCATCTTCTTTGATTGACACTCCATGAGCTGGGTTTTCCGCTTTGAAGGTGTAGCCTCTATACTTATTTTTTTCAATATATGCATTAATACCTTTTAAATTATCGAGGTTATAATTACCGCCATAAACTGCTGGAAACTTCTTTTCTGATACGCCCATGCTTGAAATTCTACTATCAAAAATACTTTTTTTTGACTCGCTATCTGATTGCTTTTTCTTTTTACTTAGTTTATCTTTGGATAAATCGATAACTATCTTATTTTTATTTGCCACTAGTCTACCTTCCCTCCATGCCACTATTTTCTGCCGGGCTGTTTTGCTCTTCTTCGGCTTGCTTCAAGGCAGCTGCAAAGAGGAAGGCACGAACGCCGACCGGTTTGTTCAGAACCGTTTCGGGATCGTGCCCCGCCATCACAAGCTTTGCCAAAAGATAGGACTTTCCCCCGGCGTCAATCAGTTTTTTGCGGCTGTCTCAAGGAATATGTTGTACCCGCTGATGTCGTCAATCACGTCGCAGATTTCATCCTTCTCACCGGCCATCAGAACCTTGTCGATTGCATCCGCCCCAGTTATGACCGAGAGCTTGTCCCTCAAGGCAGGGTTGTCCCATGTCTTTTCCCGGTCCATTTCAACCGTTGCGGTGTAGATTTTCAGGCTGCGGAGTTTGACATAGTCCACGTCGACTTCCATTTTCAAATGCCGGTTCTGCGGGTTGGGCATAAATTTTGTCGCCTGCTTGCGGCAATTCTGCAGCTCATCTTCCTCAAGCGGCCGCACATGAAACTGAAACAGCAGCTTTCCGTTTCTTTTTACCTGTATGAGTTTCTGATTTCCCGCGTCTGTTTTAAAATTGGACGCTTCGAGGATGCCCTTTAGCAGCGCATCCTCGTCCATGAGGACTTCCTCCTGTGTTGGAAGTCCTTCGATTTCTTCCCTATTTGCCTTTTGCACCGACATGGCTTTGCCACCCCCAGGTTATAATTTATGACGCGAATTCATTCATAATCTCCGGCGCCGCATTTACCCTGAAGCTCCATGTGCGCTTGACAATGTCACCCGGCGCCACGTTCATCAGGTCTACGTTAGACTGCGGAATACAGTTCCGGAACACCTGCTGCTGAAGCTGCCCGTCAATTCTGCGGGTCAGCTGGCCTCTGAAATCGAACACAGGGGCATAGCCATCGTTCAGCGCTTTGATAAGGGAATCCAGCATAACATCGTCCCGGATGACAACCTCGCTCATTGAAAGCACCATGGAATAGCCGGTATTAATTGAATAGACGAGATTGGAGCCGACAGGCTGATGATCGACATTGTTGAAGGTAACCTGCACGGAAAACGAATCCACTTCGCCCAAAAAAATCGGCGTTGTGCTGTCGGGCGGCGTCACGTAAAGCTGCCCGTCCTTGCCTGTTAAGACCTTGCGGGAATCAAGAGAACTCTGTTCGTTATACATAGAATGCTTACCTCCTTATTATGAAGCGCTGCTGAATCTGAACTGATAGGTAAAGTACATTTTCTCAAGGCTGTCGATATCATCGGCCGTGATGATAAACCACGCGCTGTCGCCGCTTGCCGGATTGTTTTTGTCCTCGAAAACCGTCGCGCCGGAAAGAAGTTTTTTCTCGCCGATCATCGTGTTGAGCACACCCTGAATGGCCTGCTTGACCGATGTGCGGCCGTCCGTATCGTTGTTGATGTTCCCGACAAGATCATCGGTTGTGTCGCTGCAGCGTTGCAGAA